CCACCACCCTTTGAAAGTGTAGATTACACAGGAGATAAATTATGATTAGTTTTCAGGCAATCCCAGCGGCGTTACGCTACCCTGGTGCATATGTAGAAATTGACGGTTCACAAGCTGGCTTGGGTGAAGACATTCCGGCTGTAGTGATTGTTGGGCAAAAGCTAGCTAGCGGCATAGCACCAGCTGGCGAGATTGTGCGTGTAAGTGGCGTAAAAGATGCTGAAGCCAAAGCAGGCGCAGGCTCTAATTTGGCACAAATGGTTAAGCGCTATCGCGCCATTGATAAGGTGTTGGATATTTACTTGCTGCCTTATGCTGACAACCCAGCTGGTGTAGCTGCTACTGGCACCATCGTGGTTAATGCAGTGCCAACTGAAGCCGGAACAATCCCTTTATACATCAAAGGCGCATTAGTAAGTGTTGGTGTTACTGCAAACGAAGCTACACCAGCTGTTGCTACTGCAATTGTCAACGCCATTAACGCAGCTACTGATGATGTTTCAGTGACGGCTACTGCTGTTGCAAGCACTGTCACACTGACAGCCCGCCATAAAGGCACATGCGGTAACAGCATCGATTTGCGCTTGAGTATCAACGGTGAAGAGAGGCCTGATGGTTTAGGCCTAACAATCAGCGCCATGACTGGCGGCACTGGCGACCCTGCACCAGGTGATCTCACCGCAATTCTCGGTCAGAAGTGGTATCGCTATGTAGCATTGGGCATTAATGATGCAGCAACACTAGCTGCTTGGCACGCCGAGAGCCAAGCGCGTTACCTGCCTCCAGTACAAGCAGGCTTTCGCGCATTTACCGCACATCGTGGTGACTATGCTGCTGCAGCTGCTTTTGGTGAGACTAAAAACTATGAGCATATTGTAGATTTAAGTTTAGACATTAACCCAACTAGCACATGGGAGGCGGCTGCGATGGTTGCCGCTGCTGCTGCACCCAAGCTTTATAACAACCCAGTGGAATCATTAGAAGGTGTTCCATTGCCTGGCATGATTGGTCTTAATTACCACGACTGGACGAATGCTAACAGCTTGCTATTTAAGGGCATGAGCGTGATGCAGATTGCCAAAGATGGCTCATGCAGCATCAAGCGCTTAATCTCTATGTATCAATACAGACCAGATGGCAGTGCAGATGATGCCTATCTTGATATTAATGCCGCTGAGGCAATGGAGCGCATCCGCTATGAGCAGCGTATTGCCGCAATTAAGCGATTTGTTGGCACCGCTGCTGCAAAAAACAATGAAGGCTACAGACCGGGCTTACGCATTACGACGGTAGATGATGTGCGCGCCCTTTTGTTAAGCCTTTATCAGCATTGGCTCATGCGTGAAAAAGGCTGGGTGCAGGCATACGATTACTACAAGGAAACGCTGGTTGTTGAACAGGATGCAACCAACCCTAGCAGATTCAACTATAAAGATGACCCTGTGTTGTTATCACCGTTCTACGTGTTGGCTGGCCGTTCTCAGTTCCGTAAAGCGGTACCAGTTTATTAATTGATAGCGACTTCCTAGACTAACCCTTGCAAAACTTAGTTTGACAGGGGTTTAAATGATGGTTGAAGCGTATTTAAACCCAATTTGAAAGGCTTTTAAAATGGCACAAATTAACAATATTCGCACGGTATCCGTGCCTAGCATCGGAAAATTACCACTTGCGGCTAATCCTGGCACATTTACGCCAAGCGGAACAAAGCGTGAGCATAAGCCTGGACGGTTACCTGAAGACGGTGGTTGGTCAGGCTCGGCAGAACCTGCAAAGCTAGAACTTAACATCAACCTGCTTGCTGGTGTGGACGTGATCGCAATTAACAATATTGAAAATGAAGACGTCACAGTGCGCCTAGCGGATGGCAGTGTTTTCTTGCTGAGTCAGGCATTTGTAACTGAGCCGATTCCTGTTGATAGCGGCGAAAGCAAGATGACGATCATGGCCAACACTTCTGAGAAGATTGGTTAATTCAACATGAAAAAACTTACTCTCAAACACCCACTTAAACTTAGTGAGAAAACAACGATTAGCGAGCTTAATTTCCGTGGTTACACAACCGCTGCTGATTATTTGTCTTTTGATGTTCGTGGCGGCGTAGCACAGCGGATTGCTTTAATCGCCAGCCTAACTGGCACAGATGAAACTTTAATCAACCAGTTGCATGGTGTTGATTATCGACGTGCTGAGGCAATAGCTGACAAAATGATGAGTGCCGATGAGGCTGAGGCAGTTGATGGTGGTGAAAATTCTCAGGCATTAACACCAGAGCAGGAAGCCTCACTAAAAAAGTAAGGCGCATCATTACTGCAACAGCATTGGTGATGAAGGTGCTTAACCAACAAGACTCTGAGATTACAACATGGCCTTTAAGTAAGTTATTTACTTATGCAAAAATAGCAGCAGAGTTTGAAGGCAGAGTGTTTACCTAGCACCATTCCGCTGGAAACGTTTCCAGCGTAAGTTAGAATCACCAAACCTATTAAGCTTCAGTGTCCGCAAAAGGTACTGGAGCTTTTTTAATGTCTGTCAATGTTGAAGTAAAACTTAAGCTGAGTGATGGCGCTACGCGCGGCATTACCAAAGCAGCAGAGTTGCAACAAAAGGCATTACGTCAATCTGAAAACCTAACGGTTCAATCTAACAACCGCCAACGCTCAAGCTATGAGAAATTGTCACAAGCACGTGAGGTGCTTGGCGTGCGTGGTGAGCGTGCAGTCCAACGTGAAATACAACATACCGAGGCAGCCTACAAGCGCTTAGCCGCAAGCGGCGCATTGAGTGCTAAAGAGTTAAACCGTGCTTATGATGCGCAACTTAAAAAGGTGCGTGAACTTAAAAGTGAGTTGGGCGCTGCCAATAAACTGCAAATAGCCATGACGGTTGGTGCGGCTGTTGGCGCTGGTGGCTATGTGATTAAAGGGGCTGCATCTAAAGCAATGAGCTTTGATGAACGTTTAGCATCAATGGCAAATACTGCATTTGCAGAGCGTGATGTATCTGGCCGTAAAGTCGGCATGAAAGAACTCGAAGCAGTAATCAACCGCTCTACTCAACGTGGAATTGGTGGCGGCACGCGTGATCAAGCTGCTGAAGCGCTCGATGCAATGATTGCAAAGAACGTGCTTGGGTATCAAAAGTCTGTTGATTTTTTACCTACTGTGATGAAGACGGCTACAGGCGCTAATGCAGCACCTGTTGATATTGCCAACCTGACAAGTGTGCTTGAAGGCCAGCGAATTGTTGGTAGCGATAAAGAGTTACGTACTGCATTGAATATGATTACCGCATCTGGCCAAGCTGGTGGTTTTGAGATTAAAGACCAGGCTAAATGGCTATCGCAACAATTGCCTCTTGCAGCCAAATCAGGGTTGATGGGTTTAGATGGTTTGCAAAAAGTGCTGACGATGAACCAGGCGGCTATTTTAACCTCTGGCAGCACGGACGAAGCTGGAAATAACGTTAAAAATCTACTGGCTAAGCTAAGTAGTAAAGATACCGCAACAGACTTTGATAAGGCTGGCCGTGGTGATTTAGGTAAGTATCTGATGGATCAACGTGTCAAAGGTGTTGATGCCGTGACCGCATGGATGAACATCATTGATAAAGAGGCTGCTAATAACCCGCAAATGAAAGCGGTAATGGCTAAACTTAAGGTCAGCAAAGACAAAACAGAACAAAAAGAGTTAATCGAATCACTTAATGCACTATCTGAAGGCTCGGTGATCGGTAAGTACTTCCAAGATATGCAGGCGATGGGTGCATTAATGGGGTTACGCAATAAGTCTGTTGTAAACAGCGTGGATACAGCCATTAGCAGAAACCGTACTGAATACGGCGTTAATGACGTTAATTACGAGCTTATGTCTGGCACCGCATCTGCCCAAGTACGCGCGGCAGAGCAAGCTAAAGACGCTGGCACCAAAGCTGCTATGGATAATTTAACACCGACCATTGGTAAGTTGGCTGGCCAATTTGCAGACCTTGCTACTAAGCACCCAGCTTTAGCTGGGGCGGCTACTTTAGCTGCCACTGCTTTGACGTATTTAGCTGGTGCATCTACTTTAGCTGCTATTACAAACGGTGGTGGAAAAGGCGGAATTAGCGCTGCTGCTGCACGATATGCGCCTAAAGCAGGAAAAGTTGCTGGGCGTGCTGGTGCGTTAGGTGTGGGCGCTGCCGTTGGTGGTGCTGGGCTTGATTACGCATTTGGTGAAGACTCTGCTGTGAGTCGTTATGGCAATAGCGCACTGAATGGCGCTGCTGTTGGTGGCATGATAGGAAGCTTTGTGCCGGTGATTGGTACAGCAATAGGGGCAGCAATTGGCGGCTCTGGTGGCTTACTCTATGAGTACTTGAACTCCCCAACCAACAAAGAGCCTGCAAAAGTAGAAACCACAGTGCGTGTGCAGCTTGCAGATGGCTTAAGAGCAACCTCTCAAACTACCAATACATCTGGCCCTGTTAAGAACTTTTCGCAAACTGGTAGCGTTTGGGGGATTCCATGAGTTGGCTTGATCGTCTAACCAAAGCCGACTTTGACGGCTTTGAGTTCCTGACCGAAAACCATGACGCTAAATCAGGCAAGCGGCTGGTAGTTCATGAGTTCCCACATTCAGACGAAGTGGAGGTTGAGCGCTTTGGCGCTAAGGCAAAGGCATTTAAGCTTAACGCCTATTTCATCGGTGCAGATTACGACCTTGAGGTTAATGGCTTTACTGAAAAGCTCGCAGCCACTAGCGCTGTTTGGCTTAACCATCCGTGGCTGGGGCAGTTATGGGTAGAGGCCGCCGATTGGACGCGCTCTGAGAGCAATGACAAAGGTGGTTATTGTGTTGTAAGTATTGATTTTGTGCCAGGTGGCCGTGCGCCCTATGAGCCTACCGTTGATAAGGTGGACGTTGCGTTTGATCGCACTGCCAAGCTGCATGATGCGATTATTGAGGACTTTAGCTTAGAGCCAATGAGCAATGATGGCTTAAATGCATTTATTGCTGACATTAGCCAGCACCTTGAAGGCTTGCGTAATGTGATCTCTCTCACTACCTTGCCACTTACTTGGGCAAACCAAGTGCTTAATGTGATTGGTGGCGTTAAGAATGACATCAATGTACTGATGCAAGTACCAGGACAATACGCTGCAGCGTTGGGTAGCTTTTCTAATGTGTTGGGCTTGGGCGCTGACACACTGGATGAAGATGTCGCCAGTGATACACGCGTCCGTGCTGTAGCGCGCATTACCGCTACAGCCATTAACCCGCCAATCATTGAAGCCAGCACCAATACAGCGGTGACAGTTTCAGCGCTTTATAAAATCAACACAGCACGTGAGAGCGATTTACGTAGCCAGATGCTAGTGGTGGCAGCGGCAAATATGGCGATAGCCGATTATGACAATGCAAATGGTCGTGATGCCGTACTGAGCAACTTACTCACGGCCATTGATACACTATTGCCGAGCATGAGTGATGCAGTGTTTCAAGCAGCTGTGTCCGCTCGTACAGCCTTAATTGATGCATTACTTGACCAAGACCTAACCCCGCAAGTAAGCCGCGATATTGCGAACCCATTGCCTAGCGTTTTGTTAGCACATCAAATGGGCATTGATGAGGCCGTATTCATTGCACAAAATAATGTGCGTCACCCATTATTTGTGGTTGGGCGTGTGTATGGATAATCAACGAGAAAACATCGTTGAGGTGCGCTTTAACGGCCAGCGCTTCAGTTTTTGGCAAAAGGTGAGTATCCGCATGTCTGTTGATGACCTAGCCGCGAGTTTGGCTTTAGAGCTTACTAGCCAAGGCGTAGGTAATAGTTTGGGCTTTGATGCTAACACTGTTGCCGAGGTTTATCTTAATGATGTGCTGGTGACTACTGTTCGGGCAGATTCCGTGCGCCGCCGCGTGGGTAAAGATAGCCACAGCATTAGTCTGCAAGCGCGCTCACTTGGGCGTGAGTTGATAGATTGCCAATATAGCCTGACACTTAAGGGTATTAGGCTTGGTGAGATTGTGAAGCGTATTTGTAAGCTGTTTAAAGTCCCTGTGAAGGTGCCTGAAAACACTGCGATTGTGCCTGATTTCAGCATGCAGTCTGAAAGCCCATCTAACGCCATACTTAATGCGGCGCGTGCCAGCAATATGTTGATCTACCCTACGCCTGATGGTGGGTTAATGATGACAGAGCCTAGCAATAGCGCGCCTGTTGCTACCTTGGTAATGGGTGAGCAGATTAAAGGTTATGAGATCAATGATGAGTACAAGCTACGCTTCAGCGAGTATTACGTTAAGAGCTTTGACTATGATGCCAACACTAGCCGTAAAGGTGCTGTGATCGATGCTGGCCTGACTTATTTTAGACCTATGCATATTGTGGCAGACCGCCACGGCAATGGGTTGGGCGCACTACAGCGCCGCGCAGAGCTTGAGCGTAACCGACGCTTGGCACGTGCGCATAACATTAGCTTGGAGTTGTTTGGCTGGGGCTATATCACGCCTACTGGCAAGTTTGAACCTTGGCGCATCAATACACAGGTGCGCGTGGTGATTC